GGTACCTAAAACGCTCAAGACACCCAGAATCATTGCAATTGAGCCTACTGCGATGCAATACTCGCAGCAGGCAATATTGCGTGCTCTTCTGAGCGCGATTAGGGAGGATGGTTTCCTCTCTCGCGTTATCGGATTTGACGATCAGGAACCTAATAGGTTTCTTGCTCGTATCGGATCCCTCAGCGGGGATCTGGCCACACTCGATTTGAGTGAGGCGTCCGATCGTGTCTCGAATCAGCATGTACTGGCGATGCTTGATGGATATCCTCATTTGCTTGAGGCCGTCCAATCAGCACGTTCCAGGAAGGCTGATGTACCTGGCCATGGCGTAATACGCCTGGCCAAGTTCGCGTCTATGGGTTCAGCTCTCTGCTTTCCCTTTGAGGCCATGGTCTTTTTGACCTTGATCTTTTTGGGTATTGAGCGAGAGCTCAGCACTTCACTTCCTCGGAGACAGCTTGTTAAGCTTTTCTCCAAGAAGGTGCGTGTCTTTGGTGACGATTTGATCGTCCCCAGAGACTATGTGCTGTCCGTCGTTGACGAACTACATACTTTTGGGTATGTGGTTAACGTCAGCAAGAGTTACTGGACCGGAAGGTTCAGGGAGTCTTGCGGCAGGGAGTACTATGACGGTCATGACGTTTCAATCGTCAAGGTCCGTCAGGTTCTTCCTACACGACGGCAGGATGCTAGTGGTGTAATATCAGCAGTTTCCCTTCGCAACCAGTTCTATTGGGCTGGTTTATGGGAATCTGCTAGATGGCTCGACGATTACCTCGGAAAATTGCTAACGCATTTTCCGAACGTCGCCCCATCTTCACCACTGTTGGGCAGGGAGTCAGTCCTCGGATACCAATTCGATGGACTGGATCCATACATGCATAGCCCCCTAACCAAGGGCTATTACGTGCATGCCAAATCCCCTCGAGATTCTCTCGATGGGACTGGTGCCCTACTCAAGTGTCTCTTGCGACTTGGTAGCGAGGCACCCCAGTTTAGCTGTAAAAGGCTAGACCAGGACCCTCGTCCAAGGCAATTCGACGTTGCGAGCGTCGATGATGAGCACTTGGAGCGTTCTGGACGCCCCGAGTCCGTCAACATCAAGCTCGGGAGGCGCTCTCCGTATTAGTACGGAGAGGGGGTTTTAATACCCTGTGGGAGATGTGAAAACATCCCTTTCGCCTCGGACCTAGGATATTAGTCTAAGTCCCTGGCGGTTGGGGACCAGTAATGGTCCCCGGGAGATGCACTTTCGCAGTGCA